CACTAACCATCTGCTCATTTTGAGCCTTAGACTTTTGAGTCTCTTGCTGCTTAGAGAAGTTTTGGACAAGGTTTAAAACTTCCTGCTCGCCAAGTCCTGATACTTGAGGGGTACTCTGATCGGGCTGATTTGCAGTGAGCTTTTCTACGACTTCTTCAACTGCTGCTCGCTTATTAAGTTCTTCTTTCAACGCTGCTATTTCCTGCTCTTTTTCTGATAAAGAAGTTTTAAGTTCAGGGATATAGTTTTGTGAATGCTGTAATGCTTCTAAAGCTTTTTCAACTGAGTCGTATTTCTGCTCTCCAGATTCATTTTTAATGCTAGTAAGTTGGTCAACGAACGCATTATTAGATGCTGGATTCTGTTCAGGGGTTGCCTGAGAGTTACTTTCAAATGCTGACATACTGGTAGGTATCTCTTTTATAATAAAGTTATAGTAAATAAAAATATATGAAGATAATAATAGACTTATAATAGTAAGGATATAAGTAATTGTATAAGCTTCTTATACTCCTATATACCAGAAAAATCGCGTTTTTACCACTAATTTTAGGAAATAAGTCTAATTATTTTATCTAGTGCTCTACGGTAGCCAACTGAGTCTGCTTGAAGCATTTGCCAGTTAGGACAATCGTACTGAGATTTGGAAAGGTCGTAAGACCCCTCCATCTCTTTTTGACAGATTTCCTTTAGTCGTTGCCTTAGCACAGAAGATGCTTTGAAGGCATCCTCTATCCGTTGTGCTTTGTGTGCATCCTGTCCGTCTGTCCAAGTCTTCTTCATACTACAGTCTCTGTAGAGTCAACTGCTGCTGCCTCTTCCTGTACGTTATTCATTGTGCTTTGTAGCTCTTGCTGCTCAAACACTGCTGCATTAGGTGAGAAGATTTCATAACCTTCTAGACCTGATATGTCACTTACAAACTTAGTAAGGTTCTTAGCAGATGTGTGTGGCCCTACAAGCTGACCTAGCGGAGAGTTAAACACAGTCATTAAGTTCTGTAAATCTTGTGCTTGCTTGCTAAAGTGACGAGCACCTACAGGTTTAATGATACCATTTGACACTAGGTCTTGAGCAGTAATCTCTAGGAACTCCTGTACGCCATATTCCTCGTTAACTAGACTTACTACATCAATGCCTTGTAAGTTACGTCTAGCAGACTCTAGCATAGCGTTAATGACAGGTTCTAGTAGTCGCTCTTCAAACTTAGTAACCTTCTCTTGGAATGTACGACCTGCTGCTGTAGCCAACTGCATTACTTCCCCTAGCGTCTTCTCACCCGGAGTTCTAATACCTGCTGCTTCTCGTGGAGCACCTGCGTACAGCTCCATACGGTCTTCTAGGCCAGCCATTTCACTAGCTGCTGCCATGATACCATTTAGGTTCTTACCAAGCTCCTGTACGTCACCACCTTCGTCTATGACGATCTCTGCACCCGGCCCCCATACAAACTCTTCTACCTCACCAATACGTTTTAGTGGTGGGTGAACACATAGGTCCATAGCGTCAGCTTTAAGGTTCTCTAGGTGGTCTAGTCGATACTGCATACCTACTAGGTTGTCTAGTGGTCCCATAGACCACAAGTTGTCTGGACGGTCTCTCCAACCTACAGCATAGATAGGGGCTTCGCTAAGCAGGGTAGGCATTACTTCGTTACGTACTTCTACAGAACGATCTACGATAGTGATCATTCGGTTGGTCTGTAGCTCACCTGTAGCTGAGTCATGGAAGTCACCAAAGAACTCTAGGATTTCTACATAGTCACCAGTGAAGTACTCGTACATGCTACCAAAACCATCTGCCTCGAAACCAATAGCTTTGTCAAAGTCTTCTTTGCTGTAACCTCCTAAGTTACGCTTTATCTCCAATCGCTTCTCAATTGCCTCTGTCCAGAACCGTTGATCAGGGTCTGTCTCAGCAAGCTTCTTTAGTTCGCCAATAGTCTTGATAGACCGTACAATCTTATGAGACTGTGTGAACGAAGCAGCCAGTGGATTAAACACAATATCCATAGGTGAGATACGTTCAGGCATTGGCCCTACGTAGTTAGGTATCTTATCACCCGTTGAGAGCTCCTTATAACGGCTCTCAAAGCCCACAGTAGCAAAAGCCATACCATAGTCTATGTAGTCCAATAGAATGCGCTCAAAGGCTTCCTTGACTCTTGCGTTACCTACCTTGTTAGACATGTAGGTTTCAATTACATCACGCTTAGACTTAGCTGCTGCCTCTTGGCTGTTAGCCACCCACTTAAGCCAGTTGCTGTTAGGGAACAGAGCTGACTTGTAGTTAGCATAGAGGTTGTCCCGTATTTGGCACAGCTTAGGAATAGTTGTAGAGTTTTTCCAAGGCAATGAGCTGTTAGAGGTTGTGCTTGTATCTGTTGCAAATACGTAGTTACGAAGCTCTGTCCACTCGTTAATACGCTTGTCTCGCTGGTGGTTGTACTTCTCCCACAGCGCTGTCACCCAAGCTGAGCTAGGGTCTTGGTCTACGAGACCTTTTATCTCGGCTACTTTATCTGAACTCATCTAAATGCAACGCCTCCAAAGCGTGAAGTTTTATTAGGTTTGTTAATGAAGTCTTCCATTTTTGATTTGATACTCTGTTTAGGTTTCACAGCAATGCTTATAGCAGATGCTAGAGAGTCCTTTATGTCATCGTGAGAAGGCCTAGCTTGCACTAGCTCTTCTTCTAGGTCCATAGTCCAACCACCTTCTCTGTGCCACATCTGTAGGTTGTCGTACAGAGGCTCAAGGACAGCCTTCATACGGTCTTCCTTGCTACCCTCCTTGCTAGAGGGTCTGTACTCTTCTACTGGTAGGCTAAGGCCATTCTTCTTAATGTAGTCCTTTATGCCGTTTACAATGACTATCTGAGCTACTGTGACCTCTGCTCGTAGCTTAGAGAAGCGCCAAGTAGAATGTAGTCTAGCAATGTGGTCATAGTACTCCTTAACCCTGTCTGACTTAAAGCGGTCTATGTCAAGTACATAGTAGTTACCTTCAAAGTCAACACCTACAACAGTGATAGCTGTCCAGTCTGCATCTTTGTTTAAACTAAATGCAAAGTCAACTGCTGCATATATGTTAAGCCTACGGCCATTGTAAGTCCACCTAGAGCCTTCTTTCTTGAGGAACTTAGGGTTGTAGTACTGGAACTTCTCTCTTGATATACGCTCACTAGAAGACTCGTTAGGGTCATTGTAGTACTGAGCATGATACTGTACCTTGTCTTCATACTCAGCATAGATTCGAGCAAGTGTCTTCTGATCGAACCCATATGCCTTACCGTCATCCCTGACAGTCCTCGGCCAAGTAAATACGCCATCTTCCTCCACGACGTATTCCTTGATTGACCATACTGGCTTCTTATCTACTAGAAGCCCTTCGTCATTGTAGTCGTCATAGTACTGCTTCTTCCAAGTGTAGTAAACATCGGTTGGATGATACCTCGTACCACAGGCCATTGTAAAGCCCCCTGCGTTACGAATAGAAGTAAACTGTGAACTCTTCTTTGTTACACTCTTACGACCTTCTTCTGTATATGCGTTCTCTGGTACTACCAAGTCATCTGCTAGGATAATGTCAGCGTGCCAACCAGTAGTGTTTGTGGTTAGACCTGCTGTAGATATTGTAGCATCCCTTGTACCTTCTTGAGAGCGCTTCTCGTGATCTATAATGATCTTACGTTCTGACCACTTCTCTCGCTTACCGTCTTGGGGGTGCAGGTATTCAGGGAAGAATCTCTGGAATATCTTAGAACCCAACACGTTCTTGATAGCGTATAGCTGTGTCTCTGCCAACTCTGCTGTTGCTGACAGATAAAGCATAGTAACCTCTGGATGCCTCAGAATAATCCAAGAGCACCAAGTGGCTACCATGTGAGACTTAAGGTGAGCACGAGGAAGCATGATTAGCTTGTTAGAGGTCCAAGAGGTTCCTTGACCGAATAAGGAGTACTCTTGCATCCACTGGAAGATTTCTCTGTGAACGCTCCCGTACATATAGCCCGGATTAACTAGCTGAGCAAAGAAGTGCAGATCATCAAAGCACCTCTCTCTTACCTGTTTAGCTTTCTCGGGCATTCTCTCTATTCGTATCTTGGCATCTACTAGCCAATCATCTTCTTTCTCAATCATACTAAGCCTTAAGCAATCGTACTACATCATCGTTAAACTCTTCTTCCAAGCGTTGCTGCATACGTTCTTCCTGTAGCTTCTCTTTCTTGCTTGGTCGCCCTGCTGACTTCTTATCCCAACCCTTGTCAGAAATCCACTTGAGAGCTTGGAAACTATCTGTGCTCATATCAAGTATGCCTCTGACTGATTGTGAACGAATACGAAGTTCTAGTTCCTCTCTCCACTCTGCAAAATGTTTAGCAAGCACCTTATTCTTATTAAGGCGCTGCCAGTGTTGCCAGTTGAGAAGGTACTCAGATGCAAAGTCATATTCAACTATGTCTTCCATTTCTAAGAAGAGTCTCTTAAGAGAGGGGTAAGTAACCCCCTCATAAACATGGTCTTGATCTTTCAGGGTGAATACTGCTTTGTCCGTTTCATACCCAATCTCTAAGAATAGAGACTGAGTGAGAGGACGACCCATAGTATCTTTTAGCTTTTCTTTGTTGACCATGTTGCCCCCTATGGTGAAGTAGGTCGAGTGCCGTTAGGAAAGTCTGGTTGTTGTGGGTAGTCACGTAGAGCTACACGATACGCTCTATAGGCTGTAGCAGAAGAGCTTGCATCCTCTAGCTTGTAGATTTCAATATCAGCCTTAGCTAACTCAGCATCACGCCATGAGCGCTCTGCATTTACTAAAGCTGCTGCTACATCTGCTGCCTCTTTAACGCTACCTGTGTAGTACTCTACCGTAGCCTCTCCGTCAGCTACTTCACGTAGCATGGCAGAGTAGTGGCGGTTAGCTGGATCAGCAGGGATGGACATACCTTCAAAGGAAAAGCTGCCGTTCTTTTGTTCTATGTAGTTCTTGATAAGTAATTCGCTCATAATTATTCCTTAAAGTTCTGCGTCTGCTGTAAATCCGTCTATTTGTACCATGCCAGTAACCGCACTTGAATTACTAACAAGTACAAGACTAGGCTGCGCCCAACTCTTCCTTGTGCTAAATGTAGACCACGATCCTGCTATATTGCCTAATGCAGGGCTACCAGAAAGTGCTCCGGGGTCATACGCGCCATAGGCAACTGTCGGGTTAGCTCGCATGGTTACATGAAACTCTATTGTACCACCAAAAAGAGTTGCACCTGTAGTTACACGACTTACTGGAAAGTTGTATAGATCAATAGAGTAATAATACCGCTGACATTTAGCTAATACATCGCCGTAAGGTTCGTACTCGAATGGAGTAGCTACTCTGCCGCGCTCAAGCTTCAGACCTGTAAACCTTGCATCAGTAGCTACACTGTCAGAATCAGAA